AAAAAATATACAGGAAGGCATTGGCATCTGTTAGGGGAAAAGTAAAAATAGAAATATCTGAATTAGATAGGCCTGATTTGATTGCATTAAAAAATGATAAAGGTTAAGTATAGAAAACTAGGGAAAGAAAAAGTTTGGGGATTAGCTGATTCCGAAGGCATTATCTATTTAGATACTCGGCTGAAAGGAAAGAAACATTTAGAGATACTCATACACGAATCGCTGCACTTACTTTATCCTGATAACACAGAAGAAGAAGTGGTTGAAAAAAGCATTATACTTTGTCAGTTGATTTGGCAACAGAGATACAGAAGAATAGAAGATGATAAAAAAGAACCATTGCAAGATGGTACGATTTGATACGATAATATATTTATGATACACGTATATCCTTTGAATGATATAAAAGAACACGACATAGAATCAACATTATGCAAATGTGAACCAAGTATAATAGCTGATAAAGATTCAGATATTATAGTTGTTCATAATTCTTTTGATGAACGAGAATGCATAGAATGGGCAAATGAAATTTTAAATAAATAAATATGGCACAACAATTATCGGGTACTATTTTAGCATCAGAAAGTTTAGGAGTAGACAATTTAGTTAAAAAACAACATTCAGTAGTTCAATGGTTACAAGATATATACAATAATTGTAACGAATATGAGAAATATATATCAAAAAGTGATTGGGAAGAAGCTAAACATATTGAAAAATTTATAATAGAAAAAACTATTGACGAAGCATTAAATGCTTATGGTATAATAAAAAAAGATAATAAATAAGTATGAAAAAACATACTAAAGTTTACACTAAATATTTTGACTACGGATTAGAGGATTTCATGGGATGTGAGATATGTGGTCAAAGAGCAGTAGACATACATCATATTGAAGCAAGAGGAATGGGTGGTACAGATACTGAAGATTACATAGAAAACCTGATGGGATTGTGCAGGGATTGTCATGTAAAATATGGAGACAGAAAGCAATATATTCAAATGTTGAAAGACATACACTACAAATTTATTGATGACTATGGTAGATACTATGGGTAATTTTGTACATCCAACTGCGATCATTGGTAAAAATGTACAATTAGGGAAAAATAATTATATAGGAGCATATTGCATCATTGGAGAAAATGCTGAGCATAGAGGAAATTGGAACACTACTCCAAATAAAGTAATTATAGGAGACAATAATGTGATCACAGGATTAGTTACTATTGATGGGGGAATGGAGGAAACAATAATAGGAAACAATAATTTCCTGATGAAGCATTCTCATGTAGGACATGATTGTATAATTCATAATCATGTTACGATCAGTTGCGGCGCTAAGATTGGAGGACATTCAATAATCAATGATGAGGTTAACATAGGATTGAATGCAGTTATTCATCAGAGAGTAGAAATACCTAGAAGATGCATGATCGGAGCATCTGCTTTTGTAGGGAAAAAAAGCATCCTTCAGCCTAGACATAAATATGCAGGAGTGCCTGTTAAAGAGTTAGGGGAAAATATTTAAAAACCTGTTAAAGAATGAGAGTTTTAATCTGTTGCCTTACCTATGGATCTAGACCTGCAGACATTCTGTATAAAAACCTAGAGACTGCCGGGATGGATTATCAAGTTAAGTTCATCAACAGGGAAGGAATATCAAATGCTCTCAATGATGGATTGGATTACATAATAGATTTTGATGCAGTAGCTTTTCTAGCAAATGACATTTTAGAACCTAACGAATGGTTAATGAAAAAAGTAAAAGCATTAAAAACCTATCCGGAGGCAGGAATAGTGGCGAGCAGTTTAGATCATGAGAGAACATCAATAGAATCAGATTTTATCATTTCTAATTGGTTGATGAGTAAACAGGTAATAGATGCAGTAGGGATCTTTAATGAGGAATATTTCCCCTATGGTGCGATAGATCTAGAGTATTGTCAAAGAGCATGGATAGCAGGATTTAAAACGTACTATGTGATGAACTGCCTAGCTAATCATGTCGGATCACATGCCTCAGGGAATGAGTATGGTTACAATAAGGAGGAAATGGTATCAAAATATTGGGCAAAATATACTAACGACATAGAATCCTACAGAGATGGATCTAAACACTTTAAGATATGGAAAAAATAAAAGTAGGCAGGCCTACAGACTATAAAGAGGAATACTGCGAGATGCTAATAGATCACATGGCTGAAGGCTTTTCCTTTGAATCATTTGGAGGAGTAGTAGAAGTTTCTGAGCGAGTTCTATATGATTGGGAGAAGCAGCATCCGGAATTTCTGCGCTCCAAAGAGATAGGAGTTCAAAAATCTATGATTTGGTGGGAGAGAATGGGCAGGAAGGGAATGATAAATGAGATCCCATTCTTTAATGATAGGATATGGAGACTTAACATGATCAACAGATTTAGGAGCAAATGGACTGATGGGACTAAGAATGAGAATAACGATAAAAAAGAAATAGTTGTCAGATACGAACGAAATAAGCCTGATCCTTCCGATTCCTCACAATAAGCAATGGGAGGTTTTAGAATGTCCTGAGCGCTTCATAGTTATGATGGCAGGCAGGAGGTTTGGAAAATCTCTGATCAGTCAATCCATAGCTATTGAATACGCTATAGATAAAAAGTTAGTCGCATACGTTACTCCAACATATCAGCTAGCAAAGGTATTTTTTGATGATCTGTTAAAGATAATTCCTGCAGAGATCATAACTCCTAACAAATCAGATCTAACTATTGAGTTCATCACAGGGGGAAAGATCCGTTTCTTTACAGGAGAGCGCCTAGATAACTTCAGGGGATTAAAGTTTCATATAGCCATTATTGATGAGGCTTCATATATTGCGAATCTAGAGCAGGGATGGCTTAATAGTATTAGACCTACGCTCACAGATTATAAGGGAAAGGCGATCTTCCTATCAACTCCTAGAGGCAAAAATTATTTCTATTCCCTGTACATGAAAAATGGGGATGATGGATGGAGGTCATTTAAGTTTACTACCTACGATAATCCTTACATAGATAAAGCAGAGATAGATGATGCTAGGAAGCAGTTACCTGAAGTAGTATTCGAGCAGGAATACCTAGCGAATCCGATGGAGAACGCTGCAAATCCATTTGGAACAGAACATATCCGGAAATGTATTCAGCCATTGAGCATGAATGAGGTTGCCTGCTTTGGCATTGATCTAGCAAAATCCTATGACTACTCTGTGATCATTGGATTAGATTCTCAGGGCAATACGGCTTATTTTGAGCGCTTCCAAAACGATTGGTATACAACTAAGCAGAAAATACTAGCATTGCCTAGAAAACCTATCCTAATAGATTCTACAGGGGTAGGCGATCCTATCTTTGAAGATCTGCAAAGGGAGGGCATGCAAATTCAAGGGTTAAAGTTTACATCTACTAGCAAGCAGCAACTGATGACAGGACTACAGACTGCGATCCAACAGGGAAGGATCGGCTATCCTGAAGGAGTGATAACTCAGGAACTAGAGATCTTTGAATATCAATACTCAGCGAATGGAGTAAAATATTCTGCTCCTTCCGGATTTCATGATGACTGCGTCATGGCATTGGCATTGGCTTACAATAATATGAACTTCAAAGCAGGATCAGGAAAGTATGCCTTCCTATAGTTGCAACATTATTGCAAAAATAGTTTAAAAAAAGTTTATTAAATATTTGGTGGGATTAAAAAAAGGTTTATCTTTGAATCTGAAACGAAACAACAATCACAAACAAAAACCTAACAAAATGACAAATTTTACAATGAAATTCGGAAAGTACAAAGGACAGATGTTTTTATCTACTCCTATTTCTTATCAACAATGGTTATTAAAGCAAGAATGGTTTAAAGCACCTATCGAATTAACTGAAGTTCAAAAAGCATCAAAGTCTATTAGTCAACTTGCAAATCAACTTAATGGATGGAATGGATATTCTACAAAAGGTGCAGCCATTTACGATGCTATCTTTGATGCTGAAAAAGCAATGGATGACGCAGTTGAAAACGAAAGAAAGTATTATGGTATGAATGAGGAAGAGAAACAAGCGGCAATGGATTACGAATATGCTGAAATAGTTGCTTGTAATATGGTAGATGAATATTATAATTCAGTAGAAGATTATTTAGCAACTAATTATTAAATAAAAATATAGGGGTGCAGCATCCTACACTGCAAATTTTCAAACTAACAAAAACTAAACTAAATGAACATTCCAACATTTAAAAAACTAAACAAAAAAGAAATCATATCCTGTTTACAAGATGGGGCAATCATTGAAAAAGTTTACGCAGTTTATAGTTACTATGTAATGATCTACAATGATAAAAAATATTATGCCTTTAGACAGGGTTCTGTTGCCTCTGCATTGAATAGTATAACTGCAGAAATATTTGATAGAACAAAGGAAGGATATAAAATAAAAATAAAATGAAAACAAAAATTATACTCCGGATCATTCTAGTAATAGCATTACTCTATCTAGTAGGTCATTTGCAGGATCAATACTGCAGATAAATTTAATTTGTATATTCAAACAATTAACCTTAACTTTACAAAAATCACAATTATGCAACAGGATTTCTTTTACAATGAATTAATAACTACTCAAACAAGGCTTACTGAATCTTATTTTACACAGGGAGTTCTAATTGGATTGCTAGGAATGTCATTAATCCATTTAGATAAAGATCATTATGATATATTTTTAGACAATATCAAGAATCATAGTTCATTACCTGAAGATGTTAAGAACAGACTTTTAAAATACAAACAATAAATATGATCAACGAAATCTTAAAAACAGAACGTAAAAATGCAGGTTTAACTCAGCGAGAGTTAGCAGAAAAATCAGGCATTTCATTTGTAACAATCAACAGGATCGAAAGAGGCAGCAATCCTAGAATCTCTGTGCTAAACAAAATCTTTAACGCTCTAGGGAAACAATTAGTTTATACAATTAATTTAATCGAACCGAATGTGGGATAAAATTAATGTCTATCAGTACCAACAATTCGCTGAGGCATTAAAGGAAACAGATCCCATTGAGCAGAATGTTAAACTTATTGCGATTCTAAATAATTGGACTATAAATCAAGTAGATCAATTATCAGTTGAGCGGTACATAGCAGAAAAAGAAAAGTTGAAGTTTCTATCTGAGGAAATAACCGGAAAGCCTGTTAGGTTTATAAAGGTTGGGAAAAAGAGATACAGATGTATCTATGACATCAGGAAAATTCCTGCAGCTAGGTATATTGAATCTAAGCATTTTCTAGGCGATTATGTAGGCAATCTACATAAACTAGCAGCTAGCATGGTGATCCCCCAAAAAAGATTCTTATTTTGGTTCGTAAATGCCAAATATGATGCAAGCAGACATGAGGAGTATTCTCAGGATATGTTAGAGGCTAAAATATCTGATGTCTATCAATCGGTTGTTTTTTTTTATCATGTCTACAGAAATTGGATAGAGGTTTCGAAGGTTTATTTAGTGAGGGAGTTATCGAAGGAAATGACGAAGGATCAGGCGATAGAGGTAGTAGCAAATTTAATCAGTTCTATGGATGGCAGTATTGCGCCAAAATTGTTGCCGATTACGAAAATTGCAGAGTTTCGGAAGCGTATGAATTGAATGTGATTGAATTTTTAAATATATTATCCTACTTGAAAGCCGAATTAGATTTCAAAAAAAATGGTTAGGTTTAATTTGTGATTATCCCCTGATATTTCTATATCGGGGGTTTTTTATAGATATTAATCCAACTTTTTAGCATTTATATGTATGGACAAAGCGCAGGCGCAATTTGAAGCAGATGATTTCCTAGCATCTATAGGAGGCAACTATAACAAAGTTAAGCCTAGATCATTCCCTGTCCTAGAGAGAATCCTAATTAAGGCAGGACTGCAGCTAAATAAACAGATCGGAAAGAATTTAAAAAAGGCTAAGGCAATCGCTTCAGGGAATCTTTTGGATGTAGAAGCGCCTGTAGTCTATAAATTTGGGAATAAATATGTTCTAGAGTTTGGTTATCCAATAAATTCAACTCAGGCTAAGTATTACGA